ACAGATTATGAATCTCCCTCCATGATCTCTAAAGAATCTCTGGTCTATATGGGCCAAATACCAAAAACCAAAGCCTTGGCTCCTCCGAGCCAAACTAAACTAGTGAAGTCACTCGTCTATGACGAAGCGACCTCTCGCATGGGCCCCTCCGTAATGAGGACAGACGACCCGCGCCTTAAAAACCCCGATTGTACGAATCTCTTAATGTACAATATGCAGGGATACGATGTAAGAATCGGACCTGTAGATCAATCGGTGTTGGAGAGTGCAACGGAAGAGCTGGCCCAATATTTATCCAACGTTTACGATGTGGAAAACATTCCCAACAAAATTTTAGATGAAGTTGAGATGATCAATGGATCACCTGGAGTCTATAAGGGAGTTGATATGACAACTTCGCCCGGATTTCCTTTTGTTAAGGAAAGACAACGTCCTGATTTGAAGGGCAAGTTTGAATGGTTTGAAGAATTTGAAGACCCACTGAGTAAACGAAAAATGTATTCCATGAAGGAAAAACTTCGCGCTCGGCTAGAATTTCGAGAGTCGGAAGCCCGACAAGGTAGACGACTAGTGGATAGCTTCGGCTATACCTGTTTGAAAGATGAAAAAAGAACGCTTGAGAAGATAGAGAAAGGCAAAACTCGCGTATTTATATGCATGCCCATGGATTACAATTTACTAATCAGAAAGTACTTCGGTGCTTTCGTAGCCTCACAACATCATAAGGCTGCCCAACCTGGAATTGCGTCCTGTGTAGGAATAGATCCCCTACATTCTTGGAGGACAATTTATACTGAATTAACAGCGAAAAATCAGAAGTGGGAAGACTTTGATTATGCGAATTGGGATCAGTCCCTTCACCCAGCATTCTTTGAAGCTTACGCTAGAGTAGTGAGCGAGTTCTATGGTGATCCTGTTCAATCAGAGAACCATCGAATCAGAAGTGTTTTAATGCACGAGTTGTGTTATACCTTCTTGATCATGAACAATAGTCTCGTTTTCAAAACTAGCGGACAGTGTTCCGGATGTGCGATTACAGCTGAAATAAACTGTACGATTCATGAACTTTTAATGCTTTATTCTTATAAGCTGTTCTGGAAAAGACAAGCTATTTTGTTGGTTTCTAGGATTACCGTAATGATGAATAGGGTCAGTTGGGGGCATTTGTATTACATCGTCAG